TACAGTTACGCTACTGGCAAAACTACATTGGTAGGCCAATAGCCTTTTCTATTTTCGGTCAGTCAACGATTTATCTGTCTCCTGTGCCAGATCAGATATATACCGTTGAGATTGACACCATTATTCTCCCGCAAGACCTTGCTCTGGCTACCTCTACTACGCCTGATGTAATTATTGATCCTTACACCAGCCCCGTAGCCTTCTACGCTGCATATAAGGCCAAGTACAAAGAGCAAAGTTATGGTGAAGCAGAGATATATAAGCAGGAATACATCAAACAAGTTCAGGCTGTGCTGACTTCCGTGATGACACGGCGCTTGCCTGATGCTTATAGCACTCCGTTCTAATCATGGCAGCGGCAGAACAGAAAAAATCATACGAAGTCGTTAAGGAATTTCGTGGAGTAAACACGAAAGCTAACCGCACGGCTTTGGAAAAGGGCGAGTTCTCGTGGCTTGAGAACGCTATGCCTATTGGTTACGCCAACTTAAAGATTGTTCCCGCTGCAAATACATCTAACCATGTTTTTGCCAACACGGTTACGTCGTTTCTGTCTGCCAACATCAATAACAAAGACTATTTACTTGCATTTAAGCAGGATGGTTCTGCACAGTACATAGAGATTGATACAGATACGCTTGGCAATGTGGCAAATGCCAGCACTTTTTCATCGTCAAACATCAATTTGACGCAGTGGAAAGACGAGCGTGTACTTATTGGCGACCCTAAAAAGGGTGTTTTCTCTTGGGATGGAATTAATCTTGTAACTATTGGCGCTATTGGTCAGATAGGTATTACAAATGGTGGTTCTGGCTACACTACTACGCCTGTAGTCAATATTTCCGCACCTAATCAAACTGGTGGTATACAAGCTCAAGGCGAAGCGATTATTACCGCTAACGTTTTGACAAGCATCATCATTACTGAGGCTGGTACTGGCTATACATCCCCGCCTACAGTGACAATTACTGGTGGCGGTGGCACAAACGCTACTGCAATTGCTGGACTTGTAACCTTTAAGGTCGGCACGGTATCTGTGCTGGTGACTAACGGCGGCACTGGATATACCAATGCGTCAAATATTACTGTTAGTTTTAGCGGCGGTGGTGGGAACAATGCTGCCGCTACTGCTGTTGTATCTGGCGGTCAAATAAGCCAGATCATCATGACCAACAATGGCGATGGATATACCTCCGCGCCTACAGTAAGCATATCTGGCGGCGGCGGCTCAAATGCAGCAGCTATTGCCATAGCCAATACAAATGATTTAACGGGCATCCAGACGTTCTCAGGACGTACTTGGGTAGCACAAGGCCGCACAGTCAGCTATACAGCGGCAGGATCGTATTCAGACTTTGTGAGCTTGTCTTCAGGCGCTTTGACGCTTACAGACTCCACGCTGCATTCAAATATTGTGCAGTTGCTGTCAGCTAATAACTTCCTCTACATCTTTGGCGAAGACAGCATTAACGTGTTTTCTGACGTTCGGGTAACGGATATTGGTCTGACCCTATTTACCAATACCAATATCTCGGCTTCTGTGGGTTCCCGGCTGCGGTATGCAATCTTCCCGTACTTCCGTTCTGTGCTGTTTATGAACGAATACGGTGTGTATGCGCTGGTTGGTTCCACTACTTCTAAGCTGTCCGACCCGCTGGATGGCGTATTCCCGGATATTGACTTTGCTACCGCTACAGTTACTGGTGGGCAAGTTCTGCTGAACAATATTCTGTGTGCAGCGTTCAACATTCGCTATAACGACAACGGCACAAGCAAGTACATACAGGCTGTTTTCTTTGAGAAAAAGTGGTTTTTTACCAATCAGGGAACAGACATTAAATTAGTTGCGTCGCTGGCAACAGGTGGCAAGATTAAGATGTATGGCACAAACGGAACGAATCTTGTTACTTTTTATCAAGATTCTACCGCCAACGTATCTAGTGTTGTTGAAACTGCATTGCTTCCTATGGGCGATCCTATTCGCACCAAGCAAGCATTAAAGATTGGTATTGAAGCAACTACTACGAATGCCACGACTTTTAACGTGACTGTAGATAGTGAACGTAATGCAAGCCCACCGTACACTCTTGGCAATTTTGCTCAATGGGTGAATAATGCAAACCAACCTATTGATTGGGTTAATAATTCTTCTGTCCAGATCAATTGGATTGGCGGTCAAGGTTATTATTTATACAAGACCGACGCGCAGCAGTGGGGTAAGTATTTGGGGATGACGGTTACTTCAAATTCGGCTTCGTTCGTTATCAACGGTTTTGAGTATGAACATGAATTGAGAGTGAGGTTCTAAATGCCTGTTCCCTATACATTCGCTGCTGCGACTACTGACATTCCTCTGTCTGAACTAGATTCCAACTTTGCTACTGCGATTACGCTTGGCAATACTGCTGTTCAGCTAGGCAATACCGTTAGCACTTTGAACAATATGACGTTAGCAAACGTTACTATTAGTTCTGGTTCTGCTAACGCAATGACGCTTACAAACGTCACTATCTCTAGTGTTAGTTCAGCGTTCCCAAATAGTTTCCTTGCTAACAGCACGGCTACGCTTGGTAATGCCACGATTACGCTTGGTGGTACAACGACTTCTGTAGGCAATCTGACGCTGACTAACGGCACGTACACTGACTATACAGAAAGTGTTGTGGCTATTGGTAACTCGTCAACTACGCAGACAATTGCGCTATCTAACGGCACTGTGCAAACAGTCACGCTGACTGCTAACTGCACATTTACGATGCCTACTGCGGTAGCTGGTAAGTCGTTCTCTGTGCTTATCAAATCTGGTGCTGGTGGATTTACCGGTACATTTAGCAATGTAAAATGGACAAGCAATACTGCGCCAACAATTACTAGCACGGCTTCTCGTCTTGATGTTCTTACATTTGTATCTGACGGAACAAATTGGTACGGAAATTATGCTCAAAACTACACCGTATAAAGAGGCCGCATGTTTACTTCTAGTACAAAATTATTTCAGAGCATAACTCCGGCTGGCGCTGCTGGCTACCAGATTGCTCGTAGTCTGCGTTTTAACAGCGCGGATACAACATATTTATCAAGAACTCCGTCTGCCGGTGATCGTCAAAAATGGACTGTAAAGTTTTGGATAAAAAGGTCTAATCTTGGCGCAGTAAAAAACTTTTTTGGAAATACTAATGCTGGAGGAACTACTGGAACAGAATTTTATTTTGATTCTAGTGACAGGCTTGTTGTTGATGAATATTCATCATCTGTACTTCAATATGCTCTTGTAACAACACAAGTTTTTCGTGATCCATCTGCATTTTATGATATTCAAATTGCTGTAGATACAACGCAAGCAACTTCGTCTAATCGCATTAAAATTTGGGTAAACGGTGCGAAAGTAACAGCGTTTAGTACAGCAACTTATCCAACACAAAATTTTAATACTCAAATTGGTTTAACCGCACCATTAGGTCTTGGCAGAAATGGATCATATGCTTCAGGATATTTTGATGGGTATATGGCAGATGTTTATTTTGTTGACGGTCAACAATTAGATGCTACTTCATTTGGTCAAACCGACTCTGCCACTGGCGTATGGGTTCCGAAAGCCTACACCGGAACTTTTGGCACAAACGGCTTCTGGCTGAAGTTTGACGACAACTCCGGCACGACAGCAACGACGCTTGGCAAGGACTCCAGCGGGAATAGCAACAACTGGACTCCGAATAATTTTTCCGTCACAGCTGGCACAGGCAACGACAGCCTCGTTGACAGCCCGACCAACTACGGCACGGACACGGGCGCAGGCGGCGAGGTGCGGGGGAATTACGCGACGCTGAATCCTCTGGCTGGTCTTACCACTGGGACATTAAGCAACGGCAATCTTGATCTTGTCGGCAGCACTTCTACTGACAGTATGCGCCATGCAACTATAGGCATACCGTCCGGCAAGTGGTACGCGGAGGTAACAGTAAACGTCGCCTCTGCATCTGCAACGATGGGGCTGGCTGTATATGGTCAATCTGCTGTCGGCACAGTAAACGGTACGCCTTCTCGTGGCTACTACCACACAGGGCAAAAGTATTCCAACGGCACTCTCGCCACTTACGGCAACTCGTTTACCAACGGGGATGTGATTGGCATTGCTGTTGATGTCAGCAACGGCAAGATTTGGTTCAGCAAGAACGGTACATGGCAAGCCAGTGGCGACCCTGCGGCTGGAACCAATGCTGCGTATACAGACCTGTCAACGACCGAAACGTGGTTCCTCACGGTTCAAACTGGATCGTCTGGTACGGCTCCCTCTTGCTCGTGGAACTTCGGCCAGCGCCCGTTCGCCTACACCGCGCCCTCTGGCTTCAAAGCACTCTGTACCCAGAACCTGCCGACACCGGCTATCGGGGCGACGAGTACAACCCTTGCTGATGATTACTTCAACATTGCCTTATACACAGGTAACGGTACTGCTATAGGTTCTGGTGGCAAGGCAGTAACA